ACGCGGCAACGGTCAGGGCTTGGTGAAACAGCGCATTACAAAGGTGAGTTGCAATGCACGACGCAAGTATAGGCGACTTCTCGCCGTTCCGTAGAGAGTGGGTGATCCGTGGCCGGAATTTTGGCGACGGTCAGGTGGAAGTGACCGCGACGCGGTTTGATCGCTACATGGGCGCGCTGTCGTTGAATGCGAAGCCTAAAGCGAAGCGTGGGGAATCGGAGAACAGTGAATCGAACCTGCTTGATGCGGCGAAGCGCGCGAAGCAACAGGTGCGGCTCCGCTGCAAGGCAATCGGTGCCGATCGCATGATCACGCTCACTTACCGGGAGAACATGACGGACAAGGCGCGCCTGAAGCGGGATTTCGACAAGCTGCGTCGGCGGCTCGGCGGCCTGTATGACTTCCAATACGTCGCCGTCGCGGAGCGTCAAAAGCGCGGTGCGTGGCACCTCCACGTTGCGGTGCGCGGGCGCCAGAATTACCGCGTTCTGCGCTCGATCTGGCAAAGCATCGTCGGCGTCGGGAATGGCCAGATCAACGTGCGGAACCCGTTCAAGGAAAAGGGCTTGCGTCACAAGCTCGCGGGCTACCTGGCGAAGTACATCACGAAGGATTTCGCGGAGCACGCGATGAACGAAAAGCGCTACTGGACCAGCCGCGGCGTCGTCGTCCCGGAAGTTATGCCGATCGATCACATCACGTCGAACGACCCGGCCGAGGCGCTGAAACTCGCGTTCAAGGCGGCGTTGCAAGCCGGCGCGACGCTCGATCGTTGTCAGGCGTTCTGGCGGCAGGAGCTCGGCGTGTTTTGGCTTTCGACGCGTGAAACGAATTAGCGATCTTCCTCAAATTGTGTGAAATTTGCTTAAGTTCTATTTCTCGTTGACGTTAATTACGGGGTGAAACAGTGTCCAGAGCGTCGAGGATGATATTTGAGGATGTAATAGGCATCTACTTGTCGTCGAAGAACCACCGTAGCAAACAGCGGGATTTGTGTTCGCTAAAACGCCTTCAGCCGTATTTTGGAGGACGTAGCCTAATTGATCTGAAGCGCGCCGATATTCGCAGGTATGTAGCGCAGCGGCAGGAGGAAGGGGTTACAGAGGCAACCGTTAAGCGAGAATTGAAGCTATTTTCTGCTGCGATTAACTTTGTTCGACTTGAACACGACCGGCCGGAACTCGCGAATCCGGTTCAAAGTCTTGGGCTCACGGCTGGTGAGCCTCGCGTGCGCTGGATTTCGGTGACGGAGGCATCGGCGCTGCTGTTGGCCGCCGGGCAGTTCGCTAGACGGCCGCACTTGGCAAGCTTTTTGCGTCTGGCACTAAACACGGGGTGCCGCAAGAATGAATTGCTGCGCCTGGAGTGGTCTAGGGTTGACTTCGAGCGTGCATCGTTTAGGCTCGATGCAGTACACAATAAGAGCGGTAGGCGACGCGTTGTTCCGTTGAATGAACCCGCGTTGTCGGCCCTTCGAGAGCAACGCAGCTGGACCGAGGCCCATTGTCCTGAGACGCGCTGGGTTTTTGCGACAGGTAGCGGCGCAAGGATTGTGACGCTGCAAAAGGGGTTCAGGTCGGCGTGTATCCGTGCGGGGATCGATGACTTCAGAATCCACGACTTGCGTCATACGTTTGCGTCTTGGTTGGTGATGCGGGGCATCCCCCTGTACGTTGTCAGGGATCTTTTGGGGCATTCCTCGGTGACCGTAACTGAAAGGTACGCGCATCTGTCCCCTGATCAGGGGAGGGAGGCTGTCCAGACGTTGCTTCACTTCTAGACTGACACACACAGCATGAGGTCGCGGTCAGCGGCCTCGACGGGCCGACCGGTATAATTAACAACATGGAACGGATCGAATTTATCAACCCCGACAGAATTGCATGGTGTTGCGCGGATCGACGCATTACGCCAGACGAACTCGCGTCCGAACTGAACATCGCCCCGGCGACGATCGATGGAGTCGTTCAGGGCCGGGTTGGTATGACGTTCAACCAGTTGAGCAAGGTCGCAACCTACTTTGGGCGAGGGGTGCTTTTCTTTCTGGAACCCGGGCCTGTGAATGAGGAAGCGGTCCACAGTTCGGCGTTTCGGACGTTGGCCAACCAAAAGCCGGAGCTCTCGGGGAAATTGAAAGGTCTCATCGAGAGAGTTGAGCGGCAGCGCGATATCTACGTTAGCTTGCGCGAGGATTTGGACGAAGCGGCGCTGCCGGCTTTCGCGCCCCCTGCTCTACCGGACGACGATCCGCCTGAGGCTGCACGGATTGTGCGCGACTGGCTGAGGCTCGGTGAAACAAACGACTTTGATTCTTACAGAAGCGCTGTTGAGAGTCGCGGAATCTTGGTGTTTCGGAGCAACGGCTACGGTGGGAAGTGGCAGATTGCGAAGGAAAGTCCGATCCTAGGTTTCAGCATTTATGATGCTGAATGCCCTGTTATTGTTGTGAAGAAACAATTTTGGGAATCGCGGCAGTGCTTTACGCTCATGCACGAGCTTGGTCACTTGCTCCTGCACCGAGATAGCTCGATCGACGATCAGCAGGATATGTCTTCGTACCAAGGCCGCGAGCGGGAAGCCAATGCATTTGCGGGGCATTTGCTTGTCCCGGATGGTTTGCTGGCTCTTGTTGACGATGGCGCGCGCCCGCAGAATGTTGGCGATTTCGATAGTTGGCTTCAGCCTTGGCGGAGAGCTTGGGGCGTCAGTGGGGAAGTTATCTTACGGCGGCTAATGGACAGCGGGCGGCTCGCGCAGCACCAATATCAAGCCTATCGAGAATGGAGCGAGAATCTTCCGATAGTGCAAGACGATGGTGGCACAAGAAAATATCGTCATAGAGAGCCAAAGCACATTTTTGGCGACTATTTCGTTCGTGCCGTTTTGGACTCTCTCAATGCCCGGAATATCTCGCTGGCACGTGCAAGTAGCTATTTGGACGGCCTGAAAATCAACGATCTGCATCAGTTGGAGCAATACTATGCAGGCGTTTGATGCGTCGTCGATGATGCACGCCTGGGACAATTACCCTATTGATCAATTCCCCCCACTGTGGGTTTGGATTGGTAACGAAATCGCGACGCAGCGATTGGTAATGCCCACAGTTGCGATTGAGGAAGTGGGGCATAAGCTCCCTGAGTGCGCGGAATGGGTGAGGGCGCAAGGGATCGGTCGGATTGAAATCACCGGTCACATTCTGGCCGAAGCTATGCGTATCAAAGGAATGCTGGGCATAGTCGATGATAGGTACAGCCCGAAGGGAGTGGATGAAAATGATCTGTTGATCATTGCTGCCACTCGATTGAACGGTCGCGAGCTGGTAAGCAATGAAGCGAAGCAGTTGGCTTTGCCGCAGAATATTGCTAATTCGAAAATTCCGGCCGTGTGTGGAATGGACGGAGTGCAGTTGGCCTGTATCGATTTCCTTGCCTATATGAAGCGATCTCGGGCCGTGTACGTCTAGGGTTTTTGTGCCCAGCTTTGTGCTAAGCGGGAAGGCTGCAGACGGGGCGCGGAGTTGGGCGCTTCTAAGCTGGCCGATACGTCGAGAGCGGCTTAGCGATGCGCAACAGAACGGATACCGTAAGTCGCGTGAGAGTTTCGATCCAAGACAACAGGGCTTTCTGCCCTCCGAAGGCAGGGGTTGCTGGTTCGATCCCAGCCGGGCGCGCCAAGTCTAGTAAGGCTTCCAGCGGTTTCGTTACTTCATCGTATTCCCCCGTTACAGTGAAATTACAGTTAGCCGGCTGCGGTCAGCAGTGTTTCCGGCGGCGCTGACGCTGTTTCACGTGGCAGCTCAATCACCTGCGCCACCGGCAGGTGCGGCTGCACCCACTGCGCCAAGTGAGCGGCCGACAGGTGCGCGTAGCGCTGCACCATTTCCAGCGTTTCCCACCCGCCCAGTTCCTTCAACACCTGTAACGGCGTGCCGCGCTGCACGTGCCAGCTCGCCCAGGTGTGGCGCAGATCGTGCCAGCGGAAGTCGCTGATGCCGGCGCGCTTCAGCGCCTTGCGCCAGGCTTCGGTCACTGTCTGATAGACCGGCCGCCCGTGGTAGACGAACACACTATCGACGAACTCGGGGGCGCGCTTCTTCGCGCGCTGGCGCAGCAGCACGGAGATCGCCGTATCTGAGAGCGGCACGGTGATCGCCTTCTTCGCCTTCGCCTGGTCCGGATGAATCCAGGCGACGCGCCGCACGATGTCGACCTGGGACCACTGCAGCCCGGTCACGTTCGAGCGGCGCAAGCCAGTCTCGAGCGCGAAGCGCGCCATGTCGGCCAGGTGATCCGGCAGCTCGGCGAGCAACCGTTCGGCCTGGGCCGGCGTGAGCCAGCGAATCCGCTTCTGCACGACCTTCGCGCGCTTCGTGACCGGCACGCGGTCCAACCATTCCCACTCGACGGCCGCGTTCAGCACGGCCTTCAGCACGCCGATTACGCGCGTCACGGTGCTGGCGCTGACACACTGGTCGGTGGTCACGATGCCGCTCTTCGTGCGGATCACCTTCGGTTCCCTCCGTTTGGCGAGCGCGATCGCGTCGATGCGGTTGCGGTCGATGTCGGCCAGCGCGACGCCGGACAGGTGTTGATCGAGCCAGCGAAGGTGCGTTTTCGACGTTTCCAGGCTCGGCAGCCCTTCGCGATCGCTGACATAACGGACAACCGCATCGTTCCAGGTGTAGCGGGGCTTGTGGCCGAGCTTTGCCTGATTCCACAGCTCCACCTTCAGCCGGTCGTAGAGCTCTTGCGCGTGTGCCTTGTTGCTGGTTCCAGTGCTGCCCTGTACGACCGGACCGCCGCCCGGTGGGGTGAGGCGGTAATACCAATTTGGGCTGTTACTACGTTTGTAGAGCGACATGCTTTTACTTCCTCCTGCTGATCGCCCTGCACAACTCGCGGGACCCATTCTCCGGCGAGGTAGCGCTGCAGGGCAACTGTCGAAAACATCCACCGCTTGCCGACTTTCCGGCCAGGTAGTTCGCCTGCCTTGGCTTTCAAGCGCACCGTCTCCGGGTGCGCACCGAGCATCGCCGCCGCCGCGGGCAGATCGATCGTGCTCATCGGCGTTCCTACGGGCGTCGGCGCGGGGGGAGCACACGCAGCGCAACTCGTGGACTGATGGTTTGCACCGAAATCTCTCATAACTCTTTGATTTATAAGGTGTTGGTATGCCATCAATTGCCATCATTCAGGCATGGCGACACCGAAAAACTCGTGGCCTAAAAAATAGGCAGCGTCCGTAACTGATGGCAAAACGCCTGTGACTCGTGGCAGTCCGTTTCGGCCTATGCCTTGCCCTTCCTCGCTTTCTTTCTCTTTCTTTTTCAATGAAATAGAGAAAGAAGAGAGAAGGACGGCGGCGGTCCGAGTGAAAACCGGACTCATGGCAAAAACGGCTCGACTAGTGGCAAATCGCAAGCGACTGACGGCGGCACTCGCTTCAGGAATCAAGGACTTACGAGCGGACACCGTCGAAATCCATGATTCGCGTGCGCTGCCTGCCCGGTCGCTGTGGAAAAATCCGCCCGCGCGGCCCCGCTCCCTCTCGGCTCGCGCTGTTGCCCGGCCGTTTCGACTCGCGGGGGGAACGGGGGGAAGCGAACAAAGCGGCGGCCGCGGGTTGGCGTGCGCCGACTGCTGCGCGCATCGACGCCCGCAGCGGAAACCCGAATCCAGGGCCGCTACGCGGCCGGAAAGGATGGCGGAAGGGGTACGGCCGCACGGCGGCCGCATCGGCTGAGAGTGGCTCATGCGTGACTCCGTTCGAGCGCATCCGTCGCTAGGTCGTCGCGGATCGACACGTGCAGGCCGAACGCGGCCAAGCGGTCGAGCGAAATCGGTGTGAGGTAGGGCACGCGGCGGGTGTAGATGCGGCGCTCGACTTCCTTCTCGCCGACCACGACGCCAGCGTGTCTGAGCTGCGCCTTAAACACGCGGTCGGACTTCACGGGCAGGCCGTTCCATTTGTCGCGCAGCGCGCTCGTGTGCGCGAGGTGGTCCATCACGTGGCCCGTGCGCAGCAACAGGCAGAACTCGCCGTCGACCGTATCGAACGTGTACGGGTGCTTGTAGTTGCCGCCGTCGATCTCCGACAGCACGGTTTCCATGATCCAGACCCACGGCTCGCGATCGGCGCTCGTCTCCGCGACATGGCCGTTCATTTCGGCGAGCAGGTCATGCGGAAAGCCACCCTCGCTCGGGTCCATGCCGGCGAATTCGCACAGATAGCGCCAGGCGAGGGCGACGGCCGCGTAGTTGGCGGCCATGCGGTTTGCGCCGTCGTCAGCGCCGCTCGCGATGCATTTTGCGAGCGCCTTGTCGCGCAGCGTCGCGTAATGCTCGAGCACGGCGCGCTTGTCGAGGCTCGCAAGGTACTCGAGCCACTGCCGAACCGGGAAGCGAGGCAGGTCGTCGGGCAGCAGCGGGCCGCGCTTGCCGGTCAGCGTCGTGCGCACGAGCTTGCCGAGCAGGCTGCGCACGGGTACGTCTTCGCCGGCCAGCATCACGGGCGCGCACAACAGGTATTCCGTCATGTCGGTGCCGCGGCGGGTGACGGTGTACTGGTAGTTTTCCTGCAACAGCCCGACCGCCTTGTCGATCACGTCCTGCCGACGCGCGGACAGCTCTTCCCATCCGACCGGGTGGCTCGTGTGGCTGATGCTCGTCAGCAGTCGGAACTCGGTTTGCAGCGACTGCCCGGAGAACATCGTGAACGCGAGTGAGCGCTCGAGGCGCTTGATGAGCGTCGACTTACCGGCGCCCTTGTTAGCCTGGATCGTAATGTGCGGCCAGAAGCCGAGCAGCGCCTTCAGGTGCCCGCCGAGCGCCCACACGAGCGGGATGGTCGCCGCGTTCTGCTTGAACGTCGTTTGGTAGGCCGCGATCACGCGGCGCGCGTCACTGGCCGGGCCGCTCGGGAACGTCAGGTTGTGATACGGGCACTGCTTGTCGGCTTCGGTGAAGTAGCAGTCCGGACCCTCGTTGACGATCAGGCGGCCGTCCCGCCACGCGAGCCCGACGAAGTTTGCGGCCTGGCGCGCGCCGAGATCGGCGCCGCGCTCGAGGATGTTCACCATGCGCTTGAACGGCGCTGGCGCCCAGATCGGCCCGAACTTGCCCCACTGGTCTACGTTGTGGAGTTGGTCGTCGAGCATCACGCGGCGAATGAGCTGCGCGCCGTGCCGCGGCGTCTGTACCGACACGGCGAAGTAGACGGTCGGTGCCTGGTCGGCGTCGCCCGTCATCGTCGACGTCGCGCTCGCGACCGATACGCGGCTGATGCCGGCGATGCGGAAGCCGCACAGATCCGTCATCACGGGCGTTTCCGCGCCGGACTCTTCGTTGCGGTCCATCTTCGTGATGTAGCTCGTGAAGTCGGGGCGCGTGCGGAAACGCCAGTACTGCGCGAAGTCGTGCGACGGCAGAAAGATACGGGGCCGGCCGCGGCGCAACGCGTCGCCGGCCAGGCCGGCAATGAGCCAAGGCTCGAGCTGCTCGAGCGCGCGCGCGAGCTCGGCTGCGCCGCGCAGTTGCAGGTAGTCGTTCACGTCGTTGATCGGCTTCTGCTTCGTCTCGCCGTCCGCCAGGTCGGCGAGCCAGCCGGCTTGGTCGACGAGTACCGCGCTGATGTTGAGGCTCGTGAGGCGCTCGTAGAGTGCCCACGCGGCTTCCGGCCCTGGTCGACGGCCGGCGCGCGGATGGCCGTCCGGGAATGGCTCGTCGTTGTCCATGCAGACGACGATTTGCTTGCCGCGCAGAAACGTAAAGTCGATGGCATCGACGTTCGCTACGCCGCGTAGCGCGAGCGCGGCCGTTCCAGGCATCGCGCACGTGTCGACCGAAAGAGCGTTGATCGGGCTCTCGACGACGACGACGCGTTTCGCCTTCATCAGTGTGCGAACGTCAGCGGTCCAGCCGTAGCCCGATCGATCACCTTGGCATGAGGTCTTGGTGCCGCCGTTGAGCGCTGGATCGACATACCGCATGTCGACGGCGACGATGCGGCTGTCTTCCAGCGCACGCACGATGAAGGCGGCGGCCGGCCCGCCGTGGCCGACGTCGCCGGCCGCGATTTTCGTGCTCGTCCACGTGTTGAAGCCGAGAGAGCGCGCGGCGAACGCGGCGTCGATCGCAGCGGCCGAAATGCCGCGGCCGCCGAGGTATTCGCGCACGCGGTCGCGCTCGGCGAAGCAGCGATCGGCAATGTATTCGACGGTCGACTTCTCGCGGCGCTCGGCCGGCGCCGGCCGATCGAGTGGGATGCCGTACGCGTCGTGCAGATAGCGCACGGCGTCCGCGACCGTGCCGCCGCGCGCGTGGATCACCAGGTCGATGCACGAGCCGCCGGCGTCGGCGCTGTGATCGCGCCAGCCGGTGCCGTGCTTCGGGTGGTTCACGTAGATCGACAGGGACGGGCTCTTGTCCTCGTGCTGCGGCGAGTGATAGAGCGCCCTGTCGCCGCCGCGGCCGCGCTTGAGGCCGAGGCGGTCGGCGAGGTCGTGCAGGTCGATTCGTTGTTTCAGTTCGTCGATCGTGGCCATTTCTGTGTTTGCTACTTGGGTTGCTGCGATGTGCGGTCGGTGGGGTTGCCGGTCGTGGCTGGACTGAACACGACGGCGTTCAGCGCGGCGGCCGACTCGGGGAAGGCGAGGGCAAGGCGATCGCTGAGCGCGGCGACGAACAGGCCGAGCATGCATTGCCGTTGAAGGCTGCCCGGCTTGTTGTCGAAGCGCAGCGTGCCGGCGGCAGCGGCGATCGCGGAAGCGAGCGCGACGTCGTGCGGCGCGCGGGTCGAGTCGTGCTTCATGCGGGAATCCTCCCGAGGATGGCGTGTTCGTTCTGTTGGATTCGATGCACGGCGATTTGCAGATCGGCGCGCGCCGTCATGGCTTCGTCGAGCATGTCGCGCAGCCGGCGTTTGTTGCGCTCGAGGTTCGCGGCCGCGTGCGCGATCGCGGCGTCGCGCGTCGGGCCGACGCCGGCCGCCATGCCGGACGCAAGATGCGTGACGGCCCACTTTTCGGGGTGGCCGTGCGGCGCGTTACGCTCCATGTGAACGCCGAAGGTTGCGCCGGCCTCGTTTGGAATCACGACGTGGTCGCCGCTCACAGTGCGTAGGCCGGCGGTCGTCATGAGCTCGTAGCGGATGGATGCGGTCGTCATGCTCACCACTCCCCGGCGAGGCCGTTGAGCGCGTTCAGGTGCGAAATGACTTCGCTTCGCAACAAAACGCGCGCCCACGGAAAACACGCCGGAACCTTCAGCGCTCGGAGTTCCGCGATCTGCTCGGACATCACGTAGCGGACGGCGTACCGGTAGCGGATCTCCGCCTCCGTGTCGTCTGTCGGTAGTGGTCCAAAAAGTTGGTTCATGTCACCCTCGAAAAAGCCGGGGCGTCGTACGGACCGCCCCGGAAAGGCGCCGCGCCCCGAGGCATCGGGGAGATTGCGCGGCGTGAAAGTGGATGCGCTATCGGGCGATGCAGCGTGACAGCGCGTGATCGGATCGCCTTGAGCTCGTCGAGGCGGCCGCCGTTGCGCTATGTGGGCGTGGCTTGATTGGCTTTGGCCGCCGCGCGTTCGTATGCGGCGCGATCGGCCCATACGATCAGGCCCACGCGGCCCGCGCCGAGCGTTGCTTCTGCCGTCGTGATCGCGTCGGTTGCGAACGAGACGAGCGTTCCTCGCCGCATGGCGCGGATGTCCGTCATGGACTGTTCGAGGAGCTGAAAGCGCAGGTGGTCGTTGCCGATCTCGGCGAAGAACTCCGTGAGCGTCATGGCTTACCTCCGCGGCGGAACGGACCAGGCCAGCGCAGCGACCAGGGCGACCAATGCGACGACGCCGACCGCGAACGCGATCGGGCGCGCGTGGCGAACGTCGAACAGGCGCAACACGTCGGCGGTCAGGCAGTGAATGCCCGCGAGCGAGGTCGAGAGCATCAGCAGTACGCCGACGCCGAAAACGTAGGGTTTCATCGTGTGGTTCCTCGTGATTGCGCCGGCGGCCGGCGCGGGTGGGTCAATCGTCGGTGTCGTTTGCGGCACAGCGCTTCGCGTCGAAGCTGCGCCGCAAGCGGGCGTGTTCGCGGTTCTGCATGGCGCGCGCCGCGGATTCGACGGCAAGGCGAACCGCGGGCGGGGCCGTGTCGAGGTCGCCGACCATGCGCAGGCTCGACCAGGCCGCGCGCAGCTCGAGCGCGGAGAGGGGCGCGCGCATCGTGGTCAGTGGAGAAGCCGGATAGTTGGAACGAGCGCCGGCATGTTGGCGTCGGCATCCCATCGGCCGCCGAGCGCGTAACCGAGCTTGCGGGCGGCGCCGAGAAACACGATGGCGTCGACGTCGGCGTTCCAGAGGGTGCGCAGGTATTCGCGGCGCTTCTCCAACGGAAGGTCAGAGACGACGAAGGGAAAAATGAGCGGGGCGGCAGCGGAGGTCGCCATATTCGTCTCCTTCTTTCAGTTGCCGAGGGACTGTTGTTTGAGGCCGGGCGCGAGCGTGTCGAGGTCCGTAGTCGACATGCCGAGTAGCCGGGAGACGTGGCGGAGGTTGGCGTACAGTTCGAGTGCGACGCCGCGCTCGGTGGTGCGGGACAGATCCTTTGCGAGCAGTCCGCGGTAGCGCAGAGCAGAGAGGCGCTGCGAGACGGTGAGGCGGCCGGTCTGTTGCGGGACAAGGCGGCCCTCGAGTACGTCGAGCACCCAAGCGCGGAACGTCTTCGCGCGATCGGTGCGAGCAAGCATGCCGAGCAGGTAGCAGCCGCGTGGGCTGAAGATGCGGACCTGCTGGCGGCCGCCGGCGGTGTCGAGCTCGAGTAGCTCCGTCATCTCGTCGGTGAATTCGTCGGCGTTGCGGGCGTACAAATCGGCGAGCCGATCGTCGCGGTTGTAGCCCAAGGCCCCCGCAATCTGCGGGCCCCTTAGCCACGGCACGTTGTGGATATCGACGACGTCGAATTCGACGGTTTCGAACACGAGGACAGCGTTGGAAGCTGTGTGCTGCATGGATTTCTCCTTTCTTCGGGCAAAAAAAACCCCTCGCGCCTGTAAGGCACGATGCGAGGGGAAACAGCGGAAGCGGATTAGGACGCTAGACGGGTAGCTCGAGCTGCTGTGCGAGGCTTTCGCGAACGTGCGGCGAGAGCGGCAGATGCAGCGACAGATTCGGCGTTGCGGACGGTGACAGGGTGCGTGCGAATTCCATGTTCACGACGTACGTGTGACCGCATTCCGGGTTGTTGCACTGGTACGTGACTTCGCGGAAGGTCAGCGACATTTCGCGGCTGCTGCGCGCGGTGGCACGCGTGCGGCAATGCGGGCAGCGGTTCAGGATTCGCATGACGACCTCCCAGGACGGCATTCGCCGTAGCCGCGGCGAGCGCATTCGCAATGCACGCCAACTTCTCCGAGCGTGGCAACTGCGTCGAGGTATTTGCGGGTGACGAGCACGAAGCCGACTGCGGCGACCAGTGTGTCGATTTTGTCGATCACGACTCCCTGCCCGCCGCTGAGGAAACGGCTGACCTGAGAGTCATCCCATCCGAGAGCTTGTTGCACGTCCTGACGCTTGGGGCCGTGCAGAGCATGGCGAAGCGCGGGCTCGATAAGGGCAGGGTTTCGCATGGCTCAATGTCCCACAACGGGATTTGCGTGCGCTTGCGCGCTCGTATCGGTAACTTTGGCCTGATACCGCTCAACCCCTTCGAGGTAGATTAGTCGCGCGACGCTGGACGTCGAGCGATTTTGGGACGCGGACAGCTCTTCCAGTGTGCGGCGTTCGTCCGGCATGAGCCGCATGTACACGGGCTTGTTGGACAACACGCCGCGCGGCGAGCGCGTAACGGGAGCTTTCTTGCGAAGCATGGCGGTATACTTCCCTTCGTTAACCTTGCACAACACTGATAATACACACCGATCGGTGTGTATGCAACGCAAAATCAAACCATATGGTAAGTGTAGGCGATCGATTGCGTGAGGAGCGGAAGCGCACGTCCCTATCGCAGCGCGCGTTTGCTGAGCGCGGAGGCGTGACGGAGAAGACGCAAGTTCTCTACGAAAAAGGGGAGCGAGTGCCTGATGCAGCGTATTTGGAGCAAGTTGCGGCGGCGGGGATCGATGTGCTCTACGTTCTTACTGGGCAACGCAATATGTCCGCGTTGTCGGCCGACGAAGAAGTACTGCTGGCAGGGTATCGCTCGCTCGACGCAAAGGGGCGAGCCGGTGTGCTAGGCCTGATCGGGGGGATGACGCAGCAGGTTCCCGTCGCGCCGAAGGCTGCGAAAACCAAGGCGGTTCATCAGAATTTCGAGGGGGCGAAGATCGGGAATCACGTGGTTGGCGACGTGACGGCGCCCTTCACAATCAACATGGGAGGTGCAGGACGAAAAAAGAAGCGGGAAAGCTAACGCACCTGAGAGAAACAAACGGCAGGCCAGCCGTAGGAGAAAAAGAAGTTAATGAATCAGAAATTCAGCGGAGAGGTCGGGCAGGTTGCTGGCGGAGATGTGAAGGCCAGTAATGCGCAAGCCAACGTCAATATCCACCTGCATAGCGGGGCAGAGTCGAAGCAGTACATCAGCGAACGCCAGCGGCGCGCAATCGGAGCGAAAGTCTTTGAGCTTGAGGCGAAGACCGGTGTCGAGAAGCTCATGGTGTACCGCCGCTTGAGAACGGTGTTCAAGTTTCCGAGCATGGACGAGATGCCGCGTGATCTGTTCGAACGCGTGATGCGGTATCTCGACGGATGGATACGCAACGGGTCAGCGGATCAGCCCGCGCGTGCCTCTGTTCAGTCGAAGTTCAACGAGCGGAAACACGCCGCACCGCAGTCAGTCGCGCCCGCTGAGTCACAGGCCGAACACGCGGTTCGACAAGCCGAAGTCATGGTGTCAATTGAACCGGAATCCACTCTGGTACAACAACAGAAAAAGCAATCGCCTTGGCTTGCTGGATCGATCGCGGTAATGGTGACGATAGCCGTTGCGGCGACTCTGTACGTTGTGATGCACCGACCAGACGAGTCCGCGCAGAACCAAGCGGCCGTCACATCGCCACATTGCGAATACGGCGGCAACCGCTATTCGCTCGGTAGCGTGGTCATGCAAGTTGGCGTTCGCCGACAGTGTGCGACTACTGGTGATGGTGCAGCATGGCAGAAAGCGGACACAGCCCGGCGCTAATTCGTCACGCTTTCGCAGTAATAATTACTAACAGGCGCACACGACTGCGCTATTCATTCCGGGGAACTTATGAAGGTGTTACTTCTGCTTGGTGCGACGATCCTAATTTGGGGCATCGTTTGGAGAACTCTTGCGAAATTCTGGAGAGGCAAGGGGCACGGTGGGTTCACATCTCATTTGGGTGCCGGCATAGTTGGTTTTGTCGTGTCGATGATGTTCTTTGGGACGCTCGCTCCGAAGGAGGAGCCAGCGGGCGAAGCATCAGCGTCCGGCTCCGCAGCGGCTGCTTCTTCGGCGACTCGTGATGTTTCCGCAAGCAGCTCATCGACAGAGCAACGAGCGTCGCTGCCGGTCGTAGCCACCGCAGTCGAGGCAGCATCGTCTAGTTCAGGAAGTAAAGACGAAAAAGAAAACAATGCGAATGAGGACCGCGAGTTTGGCATGACCCCCAAGCAATATGCGGCTCGTTTCGATGAGATCGTGAAAACGATGGATTTGCCGTTTCGGGCTCGTTTCTCCAACAAACACCGTGGACGCGTTGTAGATACGGTTCGCGCAGATTTTGACGAGCGCATGGGGTTGATTGCTCGTGTGAGCAAAGAATCCGGGAGGCTTCTCGAAGTCACGTTCATCGCCGGTAGCGACGGAACTCCCGATACCGCCGCCAACATCGTGCTGGTGGCTGCCGCTGCCCTAACTGCGGCTATTCCTGATGTATCCGTCAAATCCGTGGCACCCAAAATCATGGATATGGTGACGAAGTATAAGGAGGGGGGCGACAATCAGGAACGCGTTCTTAACGGCGTGAAACTCTACTACCTGAGAGGCGAAGGGATCGGGCATTGGTTCGGGGCAAAGCCGACGTAATCCGAAAGGAATTTCATTTTCCAGCTTTCCTGAAATGCGACCGATGCCGCTCCGTCGTCGGATCGTCGCGCATTTCGAGCTCAAGCGCGGTCGTGAACCCAACGTCGCCGATCGTGTGCGTCGCCTTCTTCACAAGCCACGCCGTCTCGTCGATTTCCGGTTTGAAGCCCGACACGACGACGGGCATTTCCGGGAACAGCTCGGCGCGGCCGCGCGCGAGCGTGTAGCTCATCGTCGCCTGGCTGCGCTGCATCCGCTTGAACTCCGCTTGCGCGGCCGCACGCGCTTCGGCTTCCGTCGCGTAGTCTTCCGGCAGCACCTTCACGTTCTTGTTGTTCTCCCCGCCGACGATGACCGACTTCCGTTTCGCGCGGCCGTTCGAATGGTAGTGCGCGCGCACGGCCGCGTAGTTCTCGCGTTCCGACACGTGGTAGCGATGGCTGTCGCCGCTCGCGCGCGTCAGTTCGAGCACGTCGAGCTGCTTGCCGCTCGCCGTCTGGCCGGTGCCGATCGGCATGAACAGCAGGCGCAAGTCTTTCACGTTCATCACGGCGTCGTAGCGCTTCGCGAGGCGCGTGAGAAACGACATGTCCGATTCGTGCGTCTGGTCGATGTGCGCGATCAGGATTTTCGCGAGCGCATCGCCGACAGTCGGCGCCAGCGCGTAGCGGCCGGCGATCGCATGCACGATCGAGCCGATCGTCTGCCGATGCCAGCTCTTTTCGCGGCGCTCCTGCATGCCGCTCGTCATCGCGGCCGAGCGCGCGCGAATCGTGATGATGTCCGGCGCGCCGCTGTGCTCGACTTCGTTCACGACGAAGCTGCCCTTGTCGACGAGCGGCTCGCCGGCCCATCCGATCGACGCCTTGATCGTCGCGCCGCGCTTCGGAATGTCCAGATCGTTTTTCGAGTCGTCGAGCACGATATCGATGGTGTCCGCTTCGTCGGAGCGCGACTCCGAAATCGACAGCGACACGAGCCGCGGCGCGAACAGGCGTGACAGATCGCGGCCGCCCACCGAAATTCGGTAGTCCGGCTGCGGATGCAGGCGCGCGACGCGCGGCGCGTCGTGCGATTCCGGTCGCGTGGTGCGTTCGTTCGTCGACGTGGCCATCAGCGCTTGCCCTTCCGGGTGTTCCTCTCGCGCGCCGTGCGCAGCACGTCGTCGTCGACGCGCTCGATCGTGAGCTGAAACTCGATGCGCCGCGGCGTGCCGTCCGCCGTGTGGTAGCTCTGCGTCTCGTTCAGTTCGGCGATCACGTACGCGCCGTAGACATTCCCGGCGCCGTCAACGAGCACGTACGCTTCGCCGGTGTCCGCCATCGCGGCAAGCTCGCGAATCGACGCGATCGAGCCGAACGTCTCGGGCGCGACCAGGCCGTTCAGCGTGATCGTGTCATCGCCGACGCCGGCGAACTGGCGGCCGTCGCGCGCGCCGACGCGCGAGTTCGTCGGATGCTTCCACGTGCGCCGCCGCTGCAATTCGCGGAACGGCGCGCTCGTGAGGCTAAAAACGAATTGGTCGAGGGACATGAGCATGCGTGGCTCCGGTTGCGTCAGTCCGACAGGCGCGAGCCGATGCGCGACTGCTTCGCGCGCTCGCGGCGATCGAGCGCCGCTTCGACTTCGCGCGCGATCGCGTGCGGGTCTTGCCCGGCCTGCGGGTAGATGTTGATGACGATCGGCGACGCTGGCCCGTGAGCTGGCGCGGCGCGCGACGCCGGCGCGGCCGCGACCGGCGGCCGCCGATCAATCGGCACGGTCGACTGAACCAGCGGCGCGGGCCGCGCGACGAGTGCCGGCGGCCGGTCGATCGCGACGGCCGGCCGGATAAGCGCCGCGGGCGTCTTGGCGAGCGCCGGCGCGCCGAACGAT